TGAAGAAGGGGAGAAGGATATAGAAAGTAATGTTACGGCTATATATGTAACCTACGAAAGAGAATTTCCTCTTTCAAATTATAGCCTGTCTCTGGTCCGTGAAAAGGCCGGGGATCATTTCGATGCTAAACTGAAATAGGAAAACCCACCCGGCTGTTTGGGAGACAGCAAGGTGGGCTGGTCATGCCGTGTATGATATGAGCGATATGTACCGGGCGGCCGCCGCTGGCCGTGCTCCCGGCTGGAGCATATCAACACTTCCGAGCGCATATATTATACACCGAATGGCCGAAAAACACAAGCAGGAGGTGTATTATTATGCGCTTTTTTACCTATGGGCGTAAGTCTGTCTATAAAGATAACTCTGACTCTATCGACAATCAATTCCGAATGTGCCGGGAATATTGCGAAGTCCGTTTCCCGGGCGAAATTGATTCTTGGCGGCAATTCTCCGACGAAGATTTTACCGGTGCAAATACGAACCGCCCGGGCTTTCAGTCTATGATGGCTGAACTCCGGGAGGGAATGTGCGATGTCCTTGTGGTCTATCAGCTCGACCGCTTCTCTCGTGATGTCCGGGATTTCTCCGCTGCCTATGCTGAAATGCAGGCACACCATGTCCGCTTTATCTGTCTTGATCTGAACATAGACACATCAACCCCGATCGGGGAAGCTATGATGTATGTAAGCTCCGCCTTCTCCCAGATGGAACGAAAGAATATAGCTATGCGTGTCGCCGATAATATGAACGGCCTTGCAAAGAAGGGTTACTGGGTGGGCGGCAATCCTCCGGTAGGCTATGAACGCTCCCGGATCCTTGTCAATGGCCGAAAGCACGTTACTATCGTTCCGGTTCCCGAGGGCGTGGAATATATGAACTGGCTATACGATTATTTCCTCGAAAGCAACCTGTCTATTCAGGGTATGGAAACCGAATTTAGGAAGAAGGGTATCAAGTCTCAAAAGGGCGGCTTCTTCTCAACCACTCAACTGTACCAGCTTCTTACTTCTCCGTACTGCTGCGAAGCTACGCCGGAAGTCTACGACTACTACGAAAAGAAGGGCTGTAAAATGGAGTCGCCCCGGGAACTTTGGGACGGATCCGTCGGCGTTATGGTCTACGGAAGAACCACTCAAAAGGATAAGTCTGCCCATTCAAAACAGCCGCCTTCGGAATGGACCGTTTGCCTCGGTGCTCATAAGCCGTTTATGCCTGCGGAAAAGTGGCTTGCCGTTCAAGCTCGTATGACACACAATACCTGCTACCATAAACCGAAATACCCGGTAGCTCTGCTCCGCGGCACACTCCGCTGCTCCTGCGGTGCGCTCATGGCCGTGTCCTCAAAGAAGAAGGTTGAAGGTGTAAGCCGCTGGTACTACTGCGAAAAGCGTATGCGTAAAGGCGTTGAAGCCTGCGCCTGCTCCCAGATCAAGTGTGAACTTCTGGACGAAAAGGTTCTTGAAGTGTTCCGGTGCATCGAAGCGGATCCGAAACTAATTGAACAGTACGTAGCGAAGTCCGAAAGTAAGAAATCTGCGGATTCTAAAAAGCTGCAGTCTAAAATATCCGCAACGGAAGAAAAAATAGGAAGGCTCGCCGCTTCCCTTGCTCTGGCTGAAAACTCAACCGCAAGCAAGTATATTATCTCTGAAATGGAAAATCTCGATTCCGAGCTCCGGGAACTGAAACAAAAGAAGGCGGCCGCCGAAGCTGACCGCCGTAAGGAAATATCCGAAGAAAAGAATAATTCTGAAAAGGTGAAGAAAATCTTTAGTTTTATAAAGGGTATCGACAACTTTACCGCCGAAGAACGAAACGAAATAGTAAGGTCTCTCGTCAAAGAGTGCAGGTGGGACGGGGAAACGCTTTTTATTTTGCTCTAAAGGTCACTATTTTATAATGCGTCGTTCACCCCTCAATATGAAAATGTGAACTTTTCAAGGCAAAAAGAAAAAGGCAGGGCGCGTAGCTCCTGCCTCCTTCTTTACATATCAACGGTGTATTTCAGGCATATCCAGCCTGCGCCGCTAACCAACTTTCCCCAGTGGGTTGATCCGCTTACAACCTCGCCTACGATGGTGTAAGTCTCGCCCTTCTTTACGGTCGTAACTATGGGATAGTTCGTGCCGGGACCCTTCCTTACATTCAGAACGCTTGCTGTTACCTTAACCATGTAACCGCAGCTTCCTTTTGCGTCCTTCTCGGTCGCATAAGAATCGTAAAACTCCATGCCGTAGTCGGCTCTCTTTTTCTGAACGGGTTCGCTCTGATCTGCAGGTTTCTCGAAACCGGTAAGCACAGCGTCCGAAGCCTGTCTTACGCTCGAAGCGTTCTTCAACACCTTCATAACGCCGCTGTACCCGGAAAGCTCCTTCCAAAGATAATCAAGCTGCATCTGCAGATCTGCTATGCTGGCTTTCTGCTTCTTTGCGAAGTTAAGCAAAGCCTGTTTCCTGCTCCAGTAAGTCCACTGTGCAAGGCCGTAGCCTGCAGAGTCCTTAACGAAGTTCGTATAGGTTCCGTTGTCAACTGCTTTCGTGTACTGGTCGTCAGTCATGCCGAGCGACTTCTCGTACTTGTTCTGCAGGTTGTTGGGTCTTAAAGCGGATTCCGCGTAAAGGTTTCCCATAACGCCTGCAACGGCGAAATCGTTAAGGCCTTTTCCTTTCAGGAAATTCCATATAATCTCGTCGTTCTTCTTGGGCTCGGTAGGCACAGTCTCGGTCGGCTTCTGGCCTGCTGCCACAAGCTCGTTAACCTTCTTCTGAACTGCGGAAGCGTCATAGCCTGCTGCCGTGAGCGCCTTCTTGCGATCCGAACCGTTACCCCACTTGCCGTCTATAACTTCCTGCGCGATCTCCTCAATGGATTTCTTTACGGGCTCCGGTGCCTTAACGTAAGAAACGAACGGGAGCTTGCCGTGCTTCGTCCATGTCCTGCCGTTATAGCCGCTCTTTTTACCGAGGTTAAATACTGCGGTAATCTGAACGTTGTTAGTCCATCTGGGCGTGCATTCAACCGCTAACCCGTCGCCTACGTAAACGCCGATATGCCCTTCAATCCACAAAGCCTCGCCGATCTCCAAAGTGGAAAAGTCGGTTGTTGCTCCGGGGCACTTCTGGATCATACCGTTGGCGTTCGTGTCGGGCACACCGTTACTCTTGTAAACCGCTCCGCCGTAAGCCTTTGTATTGTCGCCTGTCCAGCCCCAGAGCAAGCCCTTAATAAGGTTTACGCAATCGAAACCGAATGTGTTCTTGTCTGCCGCCATGATCATACGCTGGCGTTCGGGCTGTTTGTTGTAATCGTGATTATTGCAATACCGCTTCTTGTTGCTCTCGGTCATGGGGGCACCGAAGCACCCCATGACGTAAAGCGTTTTGTAGTTCTTCGCTACATTCAAAGCGGCCTCGGCAAGTTCAAGATTAGTTGTAATCATAGCCTCGCCTCCTTAATTCAACCTTGCGCTTTCAGTTGTTTTACAACCTGATCAGCTCCGGTTGCCGCAAGTCCTGAAACGATTCCTACTGCTACTGCGGTTATAATGTCTGCTGCCGGAAAGTCAGGCATCCCTACAACGAATGCCACGGCTCCCAGAACCGCTCCAACGATACCGCAAATAACCGGTATAAACTTGCTGTCAAGGGGAGACACCTTAATAGCTGCTCCTACAAGATAGCAAATAACCGTAATAGCTGCTACTCCTGCAATTCCAAACATAATTTACCTCCTTCTCAAACCATGTTTATCAGGTAATTGTTAAGGGATTTCTTCACGTCTTTTAGCTCTTGCGTGTTGTTCCCGTCGATCGCGTGCGCGGTCAGGGCCTGTAAGCTCTCGATAATGATGCGGTTCGTAGCCTTCATGCTTTCCTCGAGCTCATCAATACGCTTGCTGTCTGCCGCGAAGTGTTTTGAACCGTCGTCAAGCCTTGAGTTTATCTTGATAACAGCTCCTTCGAGCGCCGCGATGCGCTCGTTCTGCTTCTTATCAGGGGCTTTTATCTTCTCAAATACCTTCGCCATAACGGTTACGGCAGCGGAAACTGAAACGATAGCTCCTGAAATTGCAAGAACAAGATTGAATACATCCCTTGTGGTGAACTGGATAACCTCATCCATGCCGAATACCTCCTTTCGCCTTAATTATCCCAGCCGGACGAAATCTCTTTTACCTCCTGCATCGCCGCAAGCTCCGACTCGAGCTCGTCAAGCGTAACGTACTGCAGTAATAACTGAAACAAGCGGTCAATAATGGCCGCTTGCTTCTTTGTGATCTCGTCCAGATCTGAAATCAGTTCTGAAAGTTCCTCCGTCATGGCTGTTCTTCCCACTGATCGTTTTCTTCGTCGTAAAGGTAGTTCTTCCCGGTGTCGATCTCTTTCAGGGAGGATCCGTTCGCGATCTTTACTCCGTCGAATTCGTCCGTAGGGGCTGTATCTCCGGAGAGTGCGAAGAACTGAAACATAGCTCTGTTGTACTTAATGTCTTTCTTTTCTCCTACACTAACCATCGTATTCCTCCCCCGTAATGTACTTGTAGTCCTCGGCGGTTATCTTGCCGGACTCAACCCTTGCCGCAACATCTTCTTTGGTAATACGCCCCTGATCGTAAAGGCGTTTAAGGCTCTTAACAAACGCATTCATAAGATTCCCTCCTCCATAAGCATCTCTGTGTAATCGTCAATGGCTTTCTGGGTGTTTATTTCCTCAACGCTTTTAAGCATCTCGTACTCTGAAACGCCGATTTCCCTGCTCTCGCAGACCCACTCGGTGTAAGCCTCGGTTCCTGCTTCCTCGTCCGCTTCGTGGGTTACTTCCTGAATGTCGCGGCGCTGGATGTAAGTGTCGTTGCTGATGCGCTGTAATGCTTCAGGCTGCTGTGCGCACCGTTCCTGTTTCCATTCTTTCATTTTGGTTAGCCCTCCTGTCTAATTTTGATATTATTTTCTTTAGCTTCCCTACGTTTACAAACGGCTTGATGTAAAAGTAGTAGCAGGCGTAAGTATCAGTACAAGAAAACCAGCCTATATATGAAAGCATGGCTTCTATGTGCCGCTTGAAATAACCTTGCCTGCGTTCCTTCTGCTTCTCCATCCGCGCCGCAAGCCTTGTAGCTGAAAGCATTATGCTCTTGCGGATTCCTGTCCGCTCTCTGCTGAAAAGAAAGCCCATGTAATCAATCTCTCTGCCTATGATCCAGCGCTTTTCTTTTCCTCTTACGATCCGCTTGCCCTTGCAATACCAGAACTTGCAAACCTGCCATGTCCGTTTTAGCTTCAACCTGAAACGCTGTCCGAGGAATTGCTTTATTTTGGCAATAGCCGTATGTAGGCGTTTCTTGTTGTCGTCCATAATAACTATGTCGTCCATGTACCGCTCCGTTATCTGAAAGCCCAGCGTAACGGTTATGAAGTAATCAAGCGGTTCGAGCAGGTAGTTGGCGAGCCATTGTGAAATGTAAAAGCCGAGGGGTATTCCCTTCTTGAAACCTATAAGGCACACTCGGATAACGTGAAGAAACCACCCGTCCTTGATCCTGATAGCAAGTTCCCTCATCAGAATCTCAATACGGACGCTCTCGTAAAAGTGCCGTATATCGATCTTTGCGAAGTTCCGTATTCCTTTTCCGCGCCGGATCCATGAAACAAGGCGCTTCTTTGCGTAGTGCGCTCCCCTTCCGGGAAAGCTGCCGCAGGAATACGGGTAAGCCGTGGCTGTAATTATAGGTTCTAATATCAAAACTATAATATGGTGTAGCCACTGCTCGTGGATCTCCGGCATATAAATGGTGCGCCTCTTGCCGTGTTCCCTTATGTACTTCGGTTTTCTTTTTCTCGGCTTGTAACCGAGCTCCGGGTTTTCTGCACCCGGTCTCGTATTCTCGATCATGATCTGCATCGCCTTGACTTCCTCGTCAAGGTGTGCGTCTATGTACTGTATTTCCTTCCTTTTGGTTTTGCCCTTACGCAGTTTCTTGTATGCTGTTCTTATGTTTCCTTCGTCAAGCATACGGCGATACAGATATTTGTACTGCTTCACGCCCCGTCCGGAGGAAGTGGTAAGTAGCTTTTCGTCCTCTTTCCTTCGCATGAAAGAATACTCCTATAAGATATTTTTTCTTCTATCTCCTACGCACGGCAGGTGCGACCGCTTTACCGTGCGTCCTGCATCGGAATAATTTCCACTCCCCTAACTAATAATAGCGGATAAACGGTGTCTCAACCGTCAGCGGTGTAGGAACGGGATCTGCATTTTTGTTTATCTTCCGTAATGAGATAGATAAAGGCCGCGCCGATGTTCCAGTTCGCATTCGTGGCTGTGTTGTTCAGATTGAGCGCGCGCAAGCCGTCATTCGCGCCATTGTTGCAATTACCGAACCGAAGGGCGACCGCCCCAGCTGTCGCAGATCCCATCCCCTGTTATTTAATTTTCCTCTGCTGTAAGTTCCTTCTGGGGGAAAGCCCCCAGACCCCCTGTTGTCTCCGCTTACGCGGACACACCTGCAGGAGGCAAAAGAAGGATGGCCGCGCCGATGCTCCAGCCCGCAGCCGTGGCTGTGTCGTCCAGATGGAGCGCGCGCCAG